GGGGTGGACTTTTCGGTGGAGGGGGGTCTCCGCAATTCTGCGGAGGGGGGTAGCGGCAAAGTCTGATAGATTCTCCGCATGGTAGCCCCTGTTTTGGGGTCGTTGGACAGCTGAATCACGATGTATCCGGCGTCTGCCAGCGCGGCCACCAGACGGCTGACCGACTTCGCGTTCCACTTGTGCCCCTCGGCCAATTCCTGATTACTGGCGTCGCAGTAACCCTCTTTCCCGACGAAGTGCATGAGCGTCGTGATCTCGCCATAGAGCAGCTTCGCGTTCGCGCTCAGCGCATCGTCATAGAGCACCGGGGCCGGGATATTGGCCCAGTAGGCCCGCACCTGTTTTTCTGCCAAAAATCATCACCTCCGCCCCTTGCATTTTAGGGAGACTCATGGTAAGATATAAATGCTTTCATGTTGTCCGTTTCGGACGACAGTGACCGTGCAGCTGTTCCAGCAGCTGTGCGGTCATTTTTTTGCTTTCTGGAGCTTGTTCTGATAGGCACGGATTTCTCCCTCCTTGCGCGTGGTGTAGTTGTTGCAGGCCCGCTTGATCGTGCCGAAATAGCAGCCCTTTGTAAACTGCGCCGTCTTTTCGTCGTAGATAAAAGTCGCGTGATCGAGCTTGCTGCGCGTACCGAGGACGATATACCGGCCCGGCGATACCTTGGACTGTAACAGGATGTCATATCCGTCGAATTTGTTGGGAACCATAAAAAATACCTCAGATCATACTGTAATTGGCCAAAACCGGGAACACGATTGCGATGAACGCAATCCCGCCCAGGATCAGCGCGTTGTTGAATGCTCGGAACATGTCCATACCTCCCTCCTGCGAGATAGGACGGAACGCTTAACGCTGGCGGTATGTGACAGCCATTGCGTACTTGATAATGTCCTGCAGCTCCTCCACGATCCGGTCATACTCCGGCCGCTCCTGCTCATCGATCACGCCGTCTCTGGCTATTGCGATCAAACGCCGGTCCGTCTTGTTGTCCGCGAACGCATAAACCGCGTCCAGCAGCTGCAAAACCGCTTCCGGCAGAGCCAGATCACCGGTGTCCGGGATCAGACGCTGCGCGATCTCACTGGTCTGCCGCAGGTGCTGATAACACAGATACTGCGCATCGTAGATCTCCGACATACGAACGACGGTGTCAGAATTGGGCACACGCTCGCCGGATTCATATTCGCGCAGACTGCGCACATTGATCGGGATCTTTGCTGCGGCGGCTTCCTGCGTCAGTCCGCGGGAGATCCTTGCCGCCCGGTAAATATTCTGCTGCATCCATACCTCCATCGGCAGCACTTCCGCCGCCATACACCCGGCACCGGGGCCGTCTCGGCCTTGCCCGTGCCGGTCAAACCTGATACCATGTCACCATGGATACGTGATCGCCTCGCGCACATCTTCAATCGGCACCGTCAGGCACCGCAGAAGCCGCAGCGTCTTATCCATGTACCGCGTCGGCGAATCCATCAGCCGGTAAAGCGTCGCCTGGCTGACCGCCGCATAGGTGCAGGCCTTCTCGATCGACACATGCTGCGCGGCCATTTCGCCGCGGATGCGCATCCGGAGCAGATAATCGGTATTCCGGTCGACCTTAGCCTTTGCCATGTTCCGGCCCTCCCGATCGCCAAACCACGCTGTCGCCATCATTCAAGTACCTGCAAATGTCGCGCTTAAATCTCTCACCGTAGCCGCCCTCGCAAACCGTGCGGTAAAAGACATTGATGATATAAGTCGCTGCGATCAGCAAATCTATGTAGCTGCCATTCACGTGCGCAATGCTGTTGGATATGCCGTCAATGCCGATCTCAACATGCAGGCGGGGCTTGCTGTCCTTGCCCATCTGGTGCATCCTCCTCTCTGTACAAATCGTCGATCGTGCAGTCTAAGGCATTGGCCAGCAGAGGAAGCAATGCTGCGGCCGGATAGCCGTCTCCGCGCTCCCATTTGCCAACGGCCTGATAGCTTACGCCTACACGCGCAGCGAGTTCGTTTTGCGACAGGCCTGCACTCACACGTCTACGTCTTAAACCTCTCGTTGTTCTCACCTCCGTTCGCAACCTTAGGTTGTATTTGCATTATAACGCTACTTTTAGTTGCTGTCAAGCCCTTTTTTATTGCAAGCTGCAACTATTAGTTGTAATATTTTCATAGGTGATGCTTATGTTTTGTGATAACCTTCGTGCTGCACGAAAAAAAGCTGGCTTTAGCCAGCGCGAAATTGCCGAAAAGCTGTATGTCTCGGCACAAGCTGTTGGCAAATGGGAACGTGGAGACGCTACGCCCGGCCCAGATGCAATTATGCAGCTGGCTTCAATCCTCAACGTGTCGGCAGACGAATTGCTAGATGTGCAAATAAAAAAAGGCCCTGCCGAGCTTCACGCCGACAAGGCCCAAAAGGCATATAACATTATTCGCTCACTGCCGGAGGACAGGCAGACTGAGGCGCTTCGCTATCTTGAGTTTTTAGAGCAGCAAGGTAAGTAATCAGCCGGTCGAGATCGGCGTCCGATAGGTCGCATAAGCGATCAAGCAAGTCTTCCATTGGCGTCCGTCCTTTCTTTATCTAGCACTCTTATATTTTAGAACAGCTGTTCGTATTATGCAAGAGAAGAAATTAACAAAAATTTGTCGATAAATTGGAGGGGTTGACATGACCCGCATATGGCGCAGGGTGCTGCTGGTGCTGTTATGCTGCGTATTTGCTGCCGTCGCATGGTTTGGAGCGCTGTCCCTCGCCGGAACGATATCCGCCGTCCGCTCCTATCAGGCCTCGCCCGCGGAGATCCGGGCCGCTGCGGATGTAGCTGTTCTGCCCGCCGCAGATCCGCCCTTTACCGGGAGCGATGAATACACCGAGGCGGAGCAGGCCGAAGCGCAGGCGGAGTATTATGCCAGCATCGGCGGCGATCCGCTCGATGTGGAACCGTTGGAACCGATCATCGGTAAATTTGTATCCTATATCCCCGGTACGCTTCCCGCCGAGGCCCCGCAGATCTCCGCCTCGACGAGTGAAAACGTGCAGACGTTTATTGTAAACACGTCCAGCGGCGTTTTCCATCTGGCCAGCTGCTACCACATCCGCCAGATGGACTATGCAAACCGCAGCAGTTACACCGGCACCCGCGCCGAGGCCGCTGCCCTGTATACGCCGTGCAAGGATTGTAATCCGTAGGAGGCTGCTATGTATTGTAATAAATGCGGCAAAGAGATCGACGACGAGGCTTTGATTTGCCCGCACTGCGGCTGCGGCACTGTGAATTACGTCCGCGACCAAGCAAAGGCGGAGGCCCGTGTGCAGGCGCAGCCCGCACCGGGGCAGAAGACGCGCACGACTGCGCTGTTGCTCTGTATCTTTCTCGGCGGCCTCGGCGCTCATCGGTTTTACGTCGGCAAGATCGGCACGGGTATTTTGTGGCTGCTGACACTCGGCTTCGGCGGTATTGGCACGATCGTTGATTTGATCTGTATCATATGCGGCACATTTACGGATGAATTTGGACATACGCTCTACGACCCGCGCGTCCGCATTGTGTCAAATTCCGACACCACTGGCGGTAATGCTTCCGGGGCTGTACCTGCCGCCGCGTACCAGCCCGCTGTTATGACGCAGGAAGAATATGACGAGGCCACAAAAGCACCGCGCACTGTCCGCAAGATCGTTCTGATCGTACTGGCCGTTGTCATTCTGCTTTATATCATATCGTCGTATCACCCTGAATTGTTGGACATATTCCGGCGTTGATGCTTGCCCGCGCCGGTTGCCGAACACCGGCACGGGCTTTTTATTTGCGCAGGCGACTGGGAGCCGTCTGTGATTCCATCATGGTAAATACAGGATGGTCTTGTAAAGCCCTTGGAATGGGTTTTGCGCAAAAATTCGCCACCATGCGTGTGGCTTTTACGTATGGAGGGATGGTTTTTGTCGGAAAATTTGTGGGAAACGTGCCGGAAAGCCAAGGATACGATGCAGCCGCGTAAGACAAATCAGGATATCGCCGATGAATCAGGGCTGTCCGTCAACGCTGTCGGGCAGTTTCTGCGCGGCGAAACAAAAAGCCCGTCCGTCGATACGGCCGGGCCGATCTGCGCGGCGCTCGGCGTATCCATGGATGAGCATTTCGGGGTGGACGCTCCAGCGGAGGACGATACATCAGAGGTCGAGCGCCTGCGGCTCCAGCTGGAGAATGCAGAGCGCGTGAACGCGATCTATGAAAAGGGTCTCAAGCGCAAGAATGTGCAGTTCTGGGTATTATCGGCCATTGTCCTGATTGCGCTGATTGCGCTGCTTGCCCTGCTGGTCGACCTGTGCAATCCGACTGTCGGCTGGATCCGCGCAGCCTTTACGTCGCATATGGAGGTGTGGCCCGCTTGAAAACACCAAAGCCCCGCAAGCTGAAATCCGGCAGCTACTTCGTCCAGCTCCGCCTCGGCGGGGAAAGCATTCCGATCACACGTGCCTCAGCCCGTGAATGCACGCTGGCCGCGATTGAAGCAAAAGCGGCGTATTTGGCCGGCAGGCAGATCAAGTCGAAGTCCGACATGACCGTCGGTCAGCTGGTGGACGCTTACATTGCGGCGCGTCCGGTCAAAACCTCGCCGTCGACGATCCTTGGATACAAGCGATACCGGAAAGACCGCTTTGCCGGGCTTATGGAGCAGAAGCCGCAGCAGGTAAAGGACTGGCAGGAAGTCATTGATGAGGAGCTGCAGCACGTCACCGCGAAGACCGTCAAGAATGCCTGGGGTCTCGTTGCGGCCTCACTGCGTTTCGCAAAGCTGACAGTCCCGGAGATCAAGATCCCGCAGATCATCAAAAAGCCTACTCCGTTCCTGCGCTACAACGAGATCCCGCCGCTGCTGAAAACCGTCAAGGGCCGCCCGGAGGAGCTGGCGATCCTGCTGGGTCTGCACTCGCTGCGCAGCTCGGAGATCTTCGCCGTGCGCCCGCAGGACATTGACCTGCAGCACGGGCTGATTCGCGTATCCGGTGCAGTCGTCATGGGGGCAGATGGCTGGACCCGAAAGGACGAAAACAAAAACGAAAGCAGCCAGCGGAATATCCCGATCATGATCGACCGCGTCCGGGAGTTGGCCGAAGATCTGACCGGCGAGACGGCAGCCGGAATCAATCCGTCGTATCTGCAAAAGCACCTGCACATGGACTGCATCGAGGCCGGTGTGACGGATATCTCTATCCACGGCCTGCGGCACTCCTTCGCATCCCTCTGCCACCATGCCGACGTCAGCGAGTTACAGTGTATGGTCTGGGGCGGCTGGGCCGACAATCAGACCATGCACAAGATCTACACGCACATCGCAGAGGCCGACGAGACGGATGATCTGCGTCGTATGCGCAGCCTGTTTGCCCCGCAGCCAGAGGACGAAGTCCATTAGCAAATCCATTAGCACATGACTTTATAGTTTTTGATAAGCTCTTATTTTTTACGATAAAATGTTATGATTTCGTTCCTGTTAAAAATCGTAAAAAATCAGAAAATCCGTTGATATGCAAACAAAACCCGCAGTTTTACCAACTGCGGGTTTTGTTTTTACATGGTGGAGCTGAGGGGAATCGAACCCACTGTTATGTACGTAAAATGACCATATTCCAGTCATATTCAATGCAAGTTAGCGAAGCTGTTAGCATTCGTGTCAGGATTGGACACTGCGCTTTGCGATATGCTCATAATACTCCATCAGCTTCCGCTCCGGGCCGGGGCCGTCTTTGTCGAGCAAAAACGCTTTGGCGAGGGCTGCGTAGAATTCCGGGCGGTTGAGGCCGAATTCTACCGCGACGGGGTAGTAATCCGAGTACATCATGTTCATGGTCACGCCCCACGCCCAGTGCGGGATTTCATGCTCTGGGATGCCCATGCTGTCCGCAATGGCCGTTGTCTGCTCCATCGTCCAATGCGGGCCGGTCGATCCGTCTGCGTTCTGCATCCTGCCCGCCCACTGCATGGCCTCTTCGCGCTCGAAGTGTTGTGCGTAAGTGCTCGGCTTATCGCTCAGCTTGTCAGCTGCGCAGATCGCGTCCATCAGCATTGTGCAGTTACTGACGCTTCTGCAGGAGATGGGCGCGGCCATCTCCTTTTTGAGCGCTTCGTGCAGCTTGCTCTTGTACGCTGCAATCTCATCCATGTCAGCACCTCACGCGAGTTTCAGCAGGCCCGTGCAGAGCTCGATCACGGAGCCTGCCGCCGTGCTGTCGGTTGTCGCCACGAGCGTGAATGTGTGGTTGACGCAGCAGCAGCACCCGGAGAGTTCCAAGTCCGTCTCCGTGTGGATTTCCGCATTGCCAGAGGCCGGCAGTGTGATCCGTTTGAGTGTGCAGGGCAGTGCGACGCCGTCCATGTACCACTGCAGGGTCAGGACGCCCGCGGCCGTCGCCGCGATGACCGCGTCCGCGGCCAGATGGTACAGGCCGATCTTGACCGTATCATAGCTCTGCGGCTCGACCTGGATGGACGATCCGGAGTTGACGACCTTTGCCCCGGCCAGCGTCAGCACGTTTGCGCTGTCAGCCGCGAGCAGCTGGGGCGAGTTATTAAAATATCGGACGCAGGATTTCTGATACGCCCGGTTTCCATTTCCGCTATTGCAAGCCATTTTTAAAGCTCCTTTCTTTTGGCTTTATTTCAAGGGGCATTATGCCCCGGATAGCTATATCAGGGTGTACCCGTGTCAGCCGCCGCAGCCGCACGGATTGCAGGGCGGGTTCTGGTAGTACCTGCCCAGCTGGCCGAGGATGTACTGCGACTGCATATAGTCGTTGTTCGCGGCGCGGCTCTGTGCGAGTTCGTCGCGCAGGCGCTGGTTCTCCTGCTGCTGCAGGAGCGTTCTTGTCGCCTCGCCCTCGGCGTGGATGGCCGTCTTGATCTCGCACGCGTTGATGCTGGAGTTGTAGTTGACGCCGTCGATCGCGCGGAGAATGTCGCAGCAGCACTTCTGCTGCACAGAGATGCCGCTCTCCGTGACGGACTGCAAATCGCGCAGCTCGCCGAGGATGTTGTAGGCGTTGTCCTTGACGGCGCTTGTGACGTCGTACGCGCCCTGACGCGTTGCGGCCACGCCCTCGTTGTTCTGGCGCTCCAGAGCCGCAAAGTCCGTTGCACGCTGTACGTCGGCCTGCGTCGCCGGGGCACTCTCGCCGCTGCCGCCGAAGCCTCTGCCCGCGAAGAGCAGGAAGAACAGCGCGATCAGGATGACAATGCCCCATCCGCCGAAGCCATAATCCTTATCCATGGTTTTCCCTCCTTTCTGGGTGGAATGAAATTTGATAGGCGCTTTCGCGCGGTATCACTTGCCGATCTGGCCGACGAGCTCGCCGACCGTCTTGTTTTTGTTTGCCTCGAACCACGCCTCAAAGCCTGGCTGCGAGGCCAGGAAGCTAAGCACCATCTGCGGGCTCTGCCCCTGCAGCGTCGTCTTCGCTGTCTGCAGCAGACCGTTCAGCAGCTTGTTTCCCCCGCCGTTTCCGCCCATCAGGGCCATAATCGGATTTTGCATTGAGCTTTCCCTCCAGTTCTTCGATTTTCCCGGCCATGCTCTGCAGGCCGGCCGTGATCTGTTTCAGCTGCTCCTGCAGCTGGTTTGCCGCCTTTTCCTCTTCTGTCGGCTCCGGGAAGATCCGGAACCGCGCGATGGTCTTGGCCGCCATGCTGTCCGTGCGGATGTAGTACAGCAGGTTCTCGGTCTCGTGCAGCGCGAGCGCGTTGTCGTTCGGCTGCATCTGCAGGTTGTTGATGCTGGCCTCGCTGGCCACGGTCAGCACGCCGAGCTTCGGCGGCTGCGGCGGCAGCTGCGGGCCCTGCGGCCGCGGCATGGGCTGCAGCTGGATCTGCTGCGCGCCGTCCATCTCCCAGCGGCCCGTGTACGGGTTGTACGCCATGCGGTATCGCCCCTTTCTGCTACCATTCTAGCGTTTCCCCGTCCCCGCTGGGGGGCATTTGTGTACCATTTGTGTACCATTTGTGGGACATGTGGGCATAGAAAAAGCGCCATGAGCCGTTGCTCATGGCGCTTTCTCTTTGTCCGTTTTCCCTACCAGACGGCGGGCGGTGTTGTAGATGTGCGGCAGGCGGCGGGAGATGGTTTTGCGGTCGATGCCGATCTCACCGGCTGCGTCCATCTGCGGGAGCCTGCGCACGATATAAAGATTCACGATCTGCTGATCGATCTCATCCAATAAGCCCTCGTCAGTGACGCGCTCCCAGTCGCTGCGCGTGAGGTGTTCCAGCTCCTTCGGCAGAGCCAGCCGCGCAGTTATTTGCTGTCACTCCCTTCGGCCCGCCGACGGGCGGGGCTTACTTTTCCTTGTGCTTCAGCACGGCGATATTGCCCTTGTTGCTCACTTCGAGATCCAGCGCGGCGGCGATATCGCGCACCTTTACGTAGTTCGTGCCGTTTTTCAGGATACGCTCAACGGCGACTTCCTTGCCGTCCACGATGATCTTGCTCTTTTCTACCATTTCAGTCTCCTCCTCTGCATTTTTTCCATCTTCGAGGGCCATCACGGTATGGCCCTCGCTTACCAGCACGTCCCCGCGCAGGAGATTGGCGTCCGTCGTCAGATACTTGCTGCTATCCAGCAGCTCGAAGTCTCCCGTCGCAGGCCAATCGTGCAGCATACAGTAGGTGGTGCAGCTGTTGCCCTGCCGGCGGTAGAGCGCTTCGACCGACGCGCAGCCTGCAGCCACGGCGCAGAGCATCATGAGCGCGGAGCAGTCCGTCTCCACTGGCTTTGTGATCTTGCTCACGTCCCATCCGACGGCTCTGGCGGCCTCATACGCCGTGTTCCGGTCGTCCATGTCGTATCCGATGTTTCTGTTTTTAATTGCCGCCTCGCACGTCTGCGCGGCCCGCTCGGCCTTTTTGCGGCTCTTGTAGCGCAGGACGCCGAGCCAGCGGCCATTGTACCAGTTGGAGATATTCAGCTCCCGGCCGCTCTGGTTGCCGGGCTGCTGGTTGCGTCCTCCGGTTTCTCCAAGACTGGCCTGCCCAATTTTGATACTCATGCCCGCTCACTCCCGTACAACTCGTGGTGCAGCTGCAGCACGGTGGCCTCTATCAGCTTATCGATCGTTTCCACATCAAATTGAATGCCCTTCTCGGCGAGGAAGTTCACGACATACGCCTTTTTCGCCGCGCCGTCCGTCGCGGTGTACAGCTGCTCCGCTGCCTTTACGCCGATCTCAACGTAAGTGCGGAGCGTTTGCAGCTTGTCCGCGTCGATCTTGGTTTTGAGCCACGGGATCAAAAATGCCGAGACGAGCGCACTGATGAGCGCGATCACTGCCGAGATGATCTGTGTGTAGTCCATATGTATGCTCCTTTCAGTCCTTTGTTTCGCTTTCGCTTCTCGTCGCAACCGCGTCAGAGATTGCGAGGTTCGCACGAAGCATTGTATCCTCCAACTTTGTCAGGGCGATACTTCTATTCCTTCCCGCCGGGAGCTGCATGATGAGCGCTTCCGCTTCTTCAAGCTTCCCCCGAATGCTTTCCGACAGGTGTTTATCCATCGGTTCAAAATTCACTCGCTTATACATATTGTGTACCCCTTTCGTTATTCGACTGTTTCATTTTTCTTCGCAAAAACCCGCTTGAAGGCAAGCAGGCCAAGCTCTGTGATGGTTGCCCAGCCGGTAAAGCCGAGCACGTCGGACAGGTCGATCGACGCGCCGAGCTCCGGGCTGCGGATGACTGCAATTAGGACGGCGACGGTTTTCAGAGCGCAGGCCCAGACAATTACCGTCGTGATGAGCTGGATCAGATACACAACAATGGTTCGCGCCATTTCGCCCTTGCTCCACTTGCCTTTTACCCGCATATCTGCCTCCCAATTTATTGCGCACTGCTATGTCCGCATTGCGCCTCCAGCTGGTGCAGGAATTTTTTCACGTCGCCGTTCCCGCCCATCTTTTTATACTTCTCTCCGGCGATCAGACGCTCGGCCATTGGCATTTCCTCGCTCATGATCGTGAGCCGGAGAATTGCGAGATACTGCTCGTTCTGATGCGTCTGCATCTTGTCGAGCTTTTTGTCGATCTCGCCGAGATGCTCATCCTGCGATGTGGCCTTGCCGCGCTTTTTCTGAACCGCGCTGACGATGGCATTGACTACCGCCGTCAGCGCGGATGAGCCAAGCACGGCACAGACGAGGGTGACGATGATGGTCTTGGTGTCCATGGTGTTCTCCCTTTTCCGGTTTTCGGCGTTCACATCGCAACGATGTAACTCGCATAATCCTTCCATCCAGCGGCAGCTTTATACGCCGCGACCGATGCTGCCGGGACTTTGATGGTAAATCCCGCTGTTTCCGAGGTGAATGCTCCAGTTCCAAGCGCAGGCGGCGTTGTCGGCTTGCAGATGAAAGTTGTTATGCTAGCACCACTAAAACAGTAGGCTCCTATTTCTGTAACCGTTGACGGAATCTCCATTTCTCCGGAAATTTCCGCAGAGCCAAACACAGAGCCAAACACAGAGCTTCCGATAGCAACAAGCCCTTCGTTTAGTTTTATTACCGGTGCTGCACCATTAACGCCGTGCACATCTGTAAATGCCATGTCTGAAATTCTGGTTACGCTCCCCGGCAAAATCATTGTTCCGATCGTAGCATCACTAAACGCGCTACTGCCTATCAATGTCACCGTTTCCGGTATGATAACATTCTCACACATAGCGCTACTAAAAGCGTTCGCTTCAATCGTTGTAATGTTGTTTGATGGATCTGACATATCCAGCTCTTGCAGGTGGGTTTGGTGCTCAAACTCAAGCGTTGCAATTCTTGTGTGGTTGTAGAGCTTTGCTTTTTTTATATAGCTTGCGCTTTCATAGGCTGTCACGGGTTCTTGCTCGTATTCAGCTACCACCATATACGGCGTAGCTGGTGCGGATTTTATGCCGCTGATCGCGCCTGCAAGCCCTTCGATGGTCTGTGCCGCAGGGGCTGTGCCGCCTTTGGCCTCCACTGCGTCATACGCCGCGCCGACTGCCGTGATAATGCGGTCGATCTCTGTCTGTACGCTCATGTCTGTTCCTCCTTTAAATCGCGGCGAGAGCCGTTTCGATCGCGTCTGCCAGGCTGACCGTGCCGCCGGAGGTGTAGCCCGCCGGGATATCGGCGCTGGTCTGCGTGAGGCCGTCGATGGTCTTCGAGATCGCGCCGTTGTTGGCCATGGTGCCCTCGACCTTGCTGCCGTCGGCCAGCACGATAAACTTGCCGTCCAGCACGTCAGCCGCTCCGGCAGTCACGCCGGAAACGTCCTTGTACTTGTCGGGGATCGCGCCGACCGTGACCTTGCCGAGGACTTTGCCCTTCGTGGGCGTAATGTCCTGCGCGGCCTCGGCAGGCGTGGCGGACTTGTTTTCCAGCACGACGGATACCTTGCCCGTGCCGGAGTGCTTACCGGCGGGTACAGTATACTCCTGATTGCCTGTCGTCGCGTCCAGGACCTTTTCGACCGCGCCGTTGTCCGGCATGGTGCCTGCCTGCGTCACGCCGTCGGCATCGATAAAGACTTTATTCGCCAGCACGTCGGCAGGCGCGGCGGTCGTGGCGGAGACGTCCTGATAGTTTTCCGGGATCGCGCCGACGGTCACGCCGGACAGGCCGTAATAGCCCTGATCTGGTGTGACGGACTGCTGCTCCTTCGTCGGCGTGACGGTCTTGGTCTGGAGGTTGTAGTTGCCGCCGCCGGAGACGCCCTTGACCGTGCCGGAGCCGTTGTGATAGCCCGCGGGGATGGTGTAGGACTCGCCCTCCTTGACATTGGCGTCAACCGCGCCCTGATTTTTGATGGCGGCAGCCTTGTCGGTCAGCGCGTCGAGTTTGTCCGTGCTCGCGGCGAGGCCGAGGCCGACGAGCCATGTGCGCAGCTTGTTCCGCGCGGTCTGTAATCTTGTAATTTCAGTCTGTGTGCTCATAAAATCACTCCTTTAGATTGTCGCCAGCAGGGCGTTGATGTTTCCAACCTCCGTATACACGGCGGCGGACGTTACGGGCTTGGTGTTGTCCTTTTCGACTGCGTCCGCCGTATCGACGGACAGGGTGTTCGTTTCGGCGTCCAGCTTGAGGCCGTCACCGATCTGATAACCACCCCCGCCTCCGCCGCCGGACTGGCGGGCTTCGTTGATGGCGGCGACGAGGTTGTCCTTGCTGTAGGTCTTGAGGTTGGCGAGGTCGCCGATCTGCTCCTGCAGCTGCGCCCAGACGGGGAGCGTGGGATCCGCCGAAGGATCGCCGGACGGCTCCACCGCAGGCTGCACCTTGCCGAGCGATACCCAGACGGTCGGCAGCACGACGCCGGAGGCGTTCGTGCCGTACACGCCGACGCGGGCATAGCGCCCCGCCACGGCGAGAATCTCTGGCGGGACGGTCACGGTATCGCCATCCCATTTGGCCGGGAGTACGTCGATGGTCGCCCTGCCGTTTGTAAAGATGGCGGTCTTCGTCAGCCCGTCCCAGTCGGATGAAAACGCGAATTCGACGCTGACGGCCTTCGCCATGCCCGCCGTCAGAAGCTCCGGCGGCGAGCACAGATGCGCGCAGGCTTTGGTGATGTGGATCTGGATCATGCGTTATCAGCTCCTTCTTTGCCGCCCGAAAGGGCGGCTTTTTCTTTCCTATTGTGGTCTATCCGATCACGGTTCCGTTGACCAGCAGTTTTCCGCTGCTATTGCACGCCAGCGTCGCGTATGTGTTTGCGTTGTTCACCACATACACTTTTCCGAAGCACCCGCCGTCAAACCAGTTGTTTACCGCGCCGATGTATTCATCTCCATGTATGCCGACGAAAAACCTGCTTCCGCTCATTTTTACGCCATATCCGTTTTTTATGATCCTGTCTTGATATCCGCTGGTTCCGCCACCTCCGCCGCTGCCCGGCGGGCCTACGACGTACTCGACGACATAGCTGCCGGAGATCCGCGCGACCTTGACGCGGTCGCCTGCGGCGAAGGTGGCCGACGTGTTGCACTTGTAATGCTTCGTCGTGGCTTCGGTCTGCCCCTCCAAAATGAGGGACAGGCCGTCTTCGTAGACCGCGCCGACGGTCGCAAGAAAGGCTTCCGGCAGGTTTTCGTCCGGGATCTCGATATTCGTCACAAACAGGCTGTTGATGCCCTCCATTATGCGATCACCGTCCTTTTTGCAGAGTGTGTCATGAGGCTTCCGGCCTGCAGCGTGACCGACCAGCCGGTTTCGAGGTAAATTCCGCCGATTTCGTCGTGCGTCATGGCGAGGATATCGCCGACGCCGTGCCCCGGCTCATTGAGCGTGTAAAATGTAATGGCGCGCGTAGCAAGCAGCGACTCGTTGCGGCGCTTGTCGGCGTAGGCCTGCAGCTCCTCCTGCGAGGCGATATTGTCTACCCGCTCGACGGAGGTAATGCGCATGCCGCGCTTAAAGGTGGACTTCTTGGAGGCCGGATTGTCGTTGACGGCCGTCGCTACCATGGCCGCGTCCATGTCCGGGTTGTTGCAGGTCACGACGAAGACGTTCGGCGCGTCAAAAATGTCCGTTTCGTCCGACCAGTCCGGCCCCGGATGCTTCTCCGGGAGAAACAGGTCTGTCACGCCGTAGCGCCAGTCGATGATGGCGGCGGATGGCTCCTGATACGGTTCGAGCCTGCACACGCCGTCCGCGTCAAACCAGAGGCTTTCATAGTTGATCTCCGAGAGCAGGGCGTTGACGATCGTCAGATAGCTTGTGCCGATCGGCCAGTCCTCGCGATCCGTCGCCAGCACAGCCGCGTTCGGCGTCGCGATCACGAGCGAGACGCCGCAGGCTGTCAGCAGCTTGCGGATCTCGGTGATGTACGACGAGCCAGCGGCAAGATGCAGGATCGTCTCGGTTTTTTGCGTATACACGCGCCAGCAGCGGTCGTAGGCTTCGATCTCTACGCGCGTGCTGCCCGCGCTTCCTTTTTGGCTGACGGTCGCAGCCTGATAGATGCCGAGAGAGTGCTCCGCCCCGTTTACGATGATCCACGGGCGCAGCTCGTCGGATTCCCACGCCGCTACGGCATTGGGAAGAAAGCTGCCCTTGAGCGTGCCGTGGATGTTCGCGGCGCGGTCGCTCATGATCTGCGGCGGGCTGCCTGTGTCCCATTGCAGCTGCGTGATGGGCGCGCCGTTCCGGAGCACGTCGATGCGGAAGCGGACGTCACGGGTCAAGGGTGATCGCCTCCTTCCGGTTTGTGTGCGAGATGGTGAAGGAATAGCGGCGCATGAACTCGTCGCAGTTGCTCTCGAGCGACGGGAGCGAGCCGATGGCCATATTGCCGTAGCGGTCCTTTAGGCAGACGAGGCGGCCTACAAGGGCCTCAAGCGCAAGGGCTGCGGCCCGCTGCGCGTGCGGCCAGGCGCAGGCAACGGACAGGGCGCGGTCGCGCTGTTCGCTTCGCTCCTCGACGGGGTAGGCAAGTCCGGCCAGATGGACGGTCGACACGCCCGCGCTGAAGCTTGCGCGGTTCGTGCGCAGCTGCGTTTCGGACAGGCGCATCTCGAGCCAGACGCCGGTCTCGAGGTCGCAGATCATGTTGGTTTCCGGCAGAATCTCGGCGGTGGCCGAATTGGATACGCCGTAATTGTCGCTGTCGGCATAGCATCCGCGCACGCGGTATGTCGCGCTGCCGATGCTGGTATGGTCGACGTACTGCTTTTGCGTGGTGTGGGCGATGGCGACGCCGTCCCGCTCGATCAGGTAAAAGTCGTAGCTGCCTGCGGTCTGCCAGGTGAGCGCGGCCTCATGGCCGGCGGTGACGGTCAGGGTGATGGCCTCGCCCTCGGTGTGCGAAACGGGGAGCGCGGCTGCGCTCCACTCGGACCACATGCCGTACTTGTTCTGCACGCGCACGCGGACGGTGTAGCTGCCGTCAGCGAGGTAAACAGAGGAACGCCATGCCTTTTCCGTGCCGTAGACCGTGCCGGAGGCATAGCCGCTGGACAGCGTCAGCTGATAGGCTTCCTGCTCGGAGGTCTGCCAGGTGATGCGCGGGCGCGGGCCGGTGGACTGAATGACGATGGACGGCGCGGACGGGGCGTTGATGGCGATAAACTCTGCCTTGTCGCTCCATTCCGACGGCGTTCCGTCTGTGTTGTAGGTGCGCACACGCCAGTATTTTGTTCCGCTTGTGAATTTGTTCGCCGGAACGTCGTAATACTGGTTTTCTCCCGTGGCGGTCGCGAGGGTATTCCACGTCGTGCCGTCGGCGGACCACTGCAGATCCGCCTTGCTCTGCGGCGTGCCGGTGGAAATGATGTGCTGCCACGAGAAGCGGTTGGCGATTGTCGCGTCGATGACGATGCCGGAAGGGGAGACGGGCTTGGCCGTCGGGGTAACGTCTGTTGTCGTGATCTCCTGCCATGCGGACGTCGTTGTCGTGCCGCTGTTTGCCGTCACCTTTACGCGCCATTCGAGCGTTCCGGATGGGAATGTGTTTGCTTGTACTGTACAAGATGTTGTCGAGCCAGACACGCTTATCGTTTTTGATGTGCTTGCGTTTTTTACGCGCCACTCAAAAACAGCGGAGGTTTGTTTTATCTCCGCAAAGCACGTCTGTGTGAGATCTGTGTCGTCAGTGGTATCCCATGTAAATGTATTTTTTTGCGTTCTGTTTACAAAAGCCCCTGACGACGGTGCGAAATTCTCCGCCTTTATTCCTACATTATCATTAGAGTATTCGCACTCAAGGAATGGTTTGTATGATGATTTTGCACCATAAAAAATCGCCTCTGATGCGTGTCCTTCTCCGCCCGTTATAAATGCAAACAAAAAGCCGTTGCGCAGACCGTGTTCAAGTCCATTTTTCTCCGCTGCATTGTATTGCGACATTGTGAATGTCACCTGCGCCTGTACAACTTTATTGAGTTCGTTCCAACTTGCCGACCCGCTTGTTGATCCATCTTTCAACTGCTGCGGCTGCGTCGCATATGTCGCCGTACTTACATCAAGCGGTTCTTTCAGCCCGAGCGCATAGGCTGATATATACGCTGCCCCCCAGCTCCCCAATATGCCTTTCGTTGGCATTGCATATAGCACAAGCTTAACCTTTGTAATGCGTTTGTACTTGTACGCTGCTGCCGGTTCTCCGAATTTCAGTAGTATGTTGTCCCACCCTCCGAACGTTCCGGAATTGTTTGTAAACGGCTCCACAAACAACTTGTATTGCGTAAGATTTGAGTAGTTTGTATTCGGGTGGTTCTTTGCAACTGCCGTCGACCCACTCGCCGGTACTGTAAAGGTTGCCATTTACTTCGCCCCCATTCTGGCTGTGATGCGTGCGTTTTTGGCGATGCGGAGGATGGTGTCGAGGTCGTCCACATGATCAACGTAGACGGTGGTGTTGTAGGTATCGCCGGAGGTGTAGCGCGTTTCGCTGGCTGTCTGGATGCGGGAGCCGGACGGCAGGAAGATCCGCTCAAGCCCGTTTTCGTTCACCCGCGTCCATCCGCCTCGCCAGTTGTCCGTTCCGGCGGCATTGCCGCCCAGATAGCGGCGAACCCATTCGTCCTCTGTGATGCCGATGGTGGACGGGTCGCCGCGGGCAATCGCGTCCTCGTAGGCTTTGGCGAGATCTGCTGCGCTCTGCCCCCACTGCTGCTCTGTGTAACTATCGAGCAGATTTTGGTAGTTGTTGCCGTTGCCGCTGGAATAGCCAAAGCCGAGCGCGTGCGTCATCTGTCCCCAGCCCTCGCTGATGTGGCCGGTGCTAAAGTTGATAACGCCTTTTAAAAGCTCCGCCGCGTCGGCCATGAGCGCCATGACTTTTGCGAGGGGCTGCAGCGCTTTGGTCAGCGCCGGGACGCGGTTGTTGGATAAGTCGGACATGGGGTTCAGGATATCGCCGACGGTCTCCAGCAGCATACCGAACGCGTCGACAATGCCGGAGTCCTTGAGCGCCTTGCCGCCGTCCTTTACCATGGTGGTCACGTCGCCGTAGAATTCTTCGAGGTACGGGGCGAATTCGGCGGACAGCTGGTTTTTCACGCCCTCCTGCGTGTTCTGCAGGCGCTGGTATGCGTCGTCTACCGCGCCGAGTGCAGAAAGCGCCTCGTCGTCGAGCACATACCCGACGTTGTGCGCCTCGTCTGCGTAGGCCTTGAGTGTCTGCGAGCCCTGAATGATCAGCGGATTCAAATCCTGCGCCGAACGGCCAAAAATGTCCATGGACATTGCGTCCCGCTCGGTTTCGTTTTTTACCTGCCCGAGCGCGTCAATCGTTTCATAGAAAACATCGTTCGCGCTGCGCATACTGCCGTCGGCATTGGTCACGGAGACGCCCAGTGCCTCAAAGGATGCCTTCGCATTGCCCGTGCCGTTCATCGTGTCCTGCATGTTGTTGGTCAACTTTGTCAGGCTTCCCTGCAGGGTGTCTACGGATACGTCGATCAGCTCGGACGCATAGGCAAACTCCTGCAGCTGCTGTGTCGATTGCCCCGTCTGCATGGAAAGCGTGATGATGTTGTCGGCAAAGGCGGCGGACTCCTTCGTCATGGAGATCATGGCTTTTTCTACCTTTACAATGGCCGCCGCGACGGCGGCAAACGTCCCGGCAACGGCTATTGCCTCAACATTGACATGTCCCATCTGGTTGAGTGCTGACTGAAGACTGTCCGGAAGGCGAAGCCCAAATTTATGAATCAGTCCGTCAATCACATCACCAAGATTGCCAGCTACGTCGTTCATCGTGGTCAGCGATTCCTCCGTCTCACCGGTGCGCTCTGACAGATCGCTCAAGCCGTCAGAAAAGTTATCCGCTGCGCCTCCTGCTTCCTGCAGCTTGGCAGTATTCTCGGCCAGAGCCTTCTCCGTTTTGACCAGAGCGGCCTCAGCATTATTTAACTGCTGCTGGTACTTTTGGGTCGTTGCGTCGGATTCGCCGTAAGCCGCTGCTGACTTCTGCAGCATCTCCTGCAGCTGCTCGACCTTATCGCGCTGCGTCAGGATCTTCTGGTTCAGAACCTCGTTGATTTCCGTCAGTCCCTTGATGCTGTTTTCGTTCCCGGCATAGGTCGTGTTAAGCAGTTTGATCTTGCTGTCCAGCGTTCCGAGCGCGGCATTGATCTCGGAGATCCGCTGTTTATACTCGGCTTCGCCGTCCAGTTTGATTTTTGTGCTAATGGTGGCGTCAGCCATTTAAAGCCCCCCTGATACAAGATAGTCGTGCAACGATAAGCCGGACGGCTGATCCAGATCGACATATCTGCCGCCTGGCATTGCCTGAGATGCAGACCGGCGCGGCGTGGCAAGGGAAAAGTATTCCCGATAGATTGCCATGCACCGCGCCGGCGTCATCGTCCTCCAAAATACAGCCTCATCGTTGTGCAGGACGTTGATCCAAATGTTTAGGTACCACGCGAATCGGATGCTGTAGGGTTCGGCTGCGTGGTCTGTTCTTTTTTTTCGCCGAATTCCTCCGACTGATTTTCGGCCGGACGCTCTGTGTCCGGCTCGTAGACCGCCTGAAAGATCATTTCAATGATTCTGTCAGCGATCTCACCGAAGCGCTTGACCGTCATCATCTTGCCGACATCGCGGCTCGTAAAGCGTTCCGGCCAGCCCTGGTCGTAGGCGTACTCATTCATAGCGGCGGCCACTGTCTCAAGAATGTTTTTCATGGTGCGCTTCCGGGACAGCAGCGGCTCAAGCGTACCGCCGTGCAGCTCCTGTAGGTCTGCCAGGACGTTCATGTTGACGTAAAGCTGATAGGTTTTCCCGCCGTGCTCAAACGGCAGGGGTTTCGGCTGTAAGTACATGACCGGCCCCCTTACGCAGTCTTGCCGAGAACGGCGTCGCAGTACGCTCTTGCATCCTCCTCGGAGTCGCAGGTAGCAATCTCAACAAGGTTGTCGAGAGCATCGACGAGGAATTCGCCCGACGTGACCGGCGTATTGAACGTGATGTTCTCGCCGAGAGTCTGGTAGACATGGCTGGGCGGTCCGAAGAGCGCACGGCCGATGAAAATGCAGGTGAATTTCTCCACGCCGTCGATCATGTCAGGCGCGTAGAACGAGACGCCGACATACTGGCTGGTGGATGTCTTGCCGTACCGGACTACGCTGATGGATTTCGTCTTGACGGATCTGGTCGTCTTGACGGCCTTATACAGCAGCACTTGCGCCGCCTCGGTGATATACTTGACGCCGAGCGAGATCGTGCCGCCGGTCGCCTTGCGCATATACTCGGCAAGGGAGCTTTCGGCATACAGACGGCCTTCGGCGTTGCGCAGCTCGAAGTTTGCCGTCATGGCGTCGCCGACCTTTGTGACGTCACTGTAGGTCACAGTATTGCCGGAATCGGATTTCGTGTATTTTGCGGCCTGAATGTACCGCAGATCATATGCAGGCATAGGCTCCTCCTATCTGTTCAAAATGTTAATCGCTTCTTTGCGCATGGCTTCATTTGACGCCGCACGCGCGGCCTTTACGGCCTGGTTCCAATAATGGTCAGCTTTGATCGCGCCGCCTCTTCGCTTCCAAAGATTACGCGATTTTCGGCCATAGTTGAGGACAAAGCCCTTGATATTATAGGGCTGCTGCCGCGCGTCCTTGCCGCGCAGCGTGACGACCATATACGGGACATCCTGCTTGTCGCGCTTGACGGTATTCGGGCGGACAATGTGCCGGTATGTCTCACCAGTGCGGCGGTTGTGGCCAGCGGCCACATAGGCGGATTTTACGCTGTCCAGCAGAACGTCCGCGCCGGCAGACAAAATCGTCTTCAGGTTCGTATCGGTAAAAAGCCGATCAGCTTTCAATTCCTTGATGATATCCTGCGCCTTTACCTCGGCTTCAAATTCCGCCATGTCAGATCACCTCAAACGGGATATCCGTGTAATACGTCATGGTCTGCTCATCGAAGCTCTGCTCATCCTGCCCGACCGCGACGCGGCCGGCAATGAGCGCGGCGATGATCTGCGCCGGCAGCGGATCGTTTTCCGTCTGCGTGGCCACTGTGACAACGCCTAGATTGACCGTGCAGATCGGCGCGCCCTCCGCCCGTTCCGACCGCGTCCCGGTCGGCGTCCAGACGACATAGCGCTCCTCGCTCGGGCTCGCCTGCACCTTGTAAACGCTGACGGCCTCCGGAACGACGGTGTCCAAAATGGACTCAATCTTCGAGTAGCTCATATTTGCCCTCCGGCTCGGTCAGGCTCAGCGTCGTACATGGCAGGCCATTGTCGTCGTGCCCGTACTGCGCCTGATCGATCTTGTAGATGTGGCGGCCCTCGTAGCCCGTCAGGCTGACATACTGATCGGACGTGATCGGCGGCTCATCCATGCCGCGCGGGACGCAGACGAGCTTGACGATCTTGCTGTTGGTCTGTTTGCCCGCGTAGTAGCGCGAGGCATAGACCTCCTGCTCGGCGTAATAGTACGACGTACCGGGGCCGAGCTTGGCCAGCAGCGGCGAGGAGCCGGGGCGAAGATCATGGACATCGAGAATCTGATCGTAGATCATGGTGATACCTCCCGCATCTTCTGCTGCAGCAGCTTATCGTGCAAATACGATCTGAGGCCGGACGGCAGCGGATTGTCCGCGGTCGTGGCGCGGCTGCGATACATCCATGCGGCGACGCGGGCGACGAGGCCGTTATCCTCATCGCTCGCGGAATCAAGCGTAATACCCTTGGTTTCGATATACCGGGCAGCCTGCGCAAGCAGGTTGCCCAGATATGCGGCCTGATCGTCGCTGATCCGCATCAGACCGAGATCCACGCAAAGCAGGTCGATTTGCCTCGACGTGTTCACACAAGGCTCAGACAATCAGGCCGCCTCCTTTCTTACGCGCCGGCCGTGCAGGTCGCAGAGCCGAGCTTGACAGCCTTGCCAGCACTGTCGATCTCCACGACCGTGATGACATTCCCGGTCGCGGCTGCGACCGCAGCCCCGGAGGTCATCGCCGTCCAGCTGGCGTCCAGCTTCTCACCGGCTTCGATTGGCAGCGGAGCACCGGCGAGCTTATAACGGAGCTTGTTTGCGCTGGCGTTGCCCGCGACCGTGACGGTCGTCTTGCCGGATGCGCCGGCCGCCGTCGTGACGATCAGGGTGCCGAGGCCCTCGTTGATGTAGTCGACGCCGAATGTGGTGGTTGTCTTCGGCGCGGTGTTTTTGTAGTTGAACAGAACAAACGCTTCGCCGATCGCCGGTTTGCCATCGTAGCGGGCAAGGCCCTTGAAGCAGGTCATGTTCTGCCGCCACTTGACATTTACGTTGGAATCGATGACCACGCCCTCGCGCTGAGACAGGCTGTACAGCGAGCCGAAGCCGCCGCAGACGTCATAGTCCTGCATAAACTCAAGCTCGACAAACTCGCCGCCAATGACCGGCATTGTACCGCTCACACCGGCGACCAGAGCCGCAGCGGCATTAAAATTCAGACTGCGAGACACGATATCGAGGTGCGTCTTGCGGTTGCAGAACCACACCGTCCGGCCGTCCGAGTAATTCGGGGACGGGACGCCGGTCGCTTCGCAGAGCTTCTGGAAAAACTCCGCGCCGTACTTCGCGCCGAGATCCAGCTTGAGGACGTGGCTCTCGTGCAGATCGGTAAACGTGCCCTGATTTGCGCCCCACCATTCCGGCTTGGACGTCGCGGCCAGGCGGGTGATGATACCGACAGGCATTTTCGTTCCGGTGCCGTAAATGCAGGCTTTATCCAAGCCCTTTGCAATGGCGGCAGCCAGATACTGCACAACGGTCGTCAGCAGCGACAGGTCAGTATCGTCAGACAGCACATAGTTCGGAAGAGCAAGATAGCCGCCGATCATAAAACCGTCCATGGTCAGCTGGTAGAAGTTGATATCCAGCTCGTTCATAACCGCATCCATCTCTGTCCAGATGGCTTCCGGCGCGACACCGGCGATGTTCTGGCGGCTGGTACCGCCGACGGGCTGCAGGGAAATGTGCGGCAGAACGCGAGAATACTGATAGGTCAGATCGCGCAGCATCGGCAGCAGGTTATCGGGGATACCGAGCTCTGCGCCGCTGGCGCTGCGCTGCGACGTGCGAAGGGCGCGGATGTTGGACAGGAAATCGCGGGTTTCGGGGGCCTGCAGCAGAGCGTCGCGCTCCTGGTAGGTCAGGCCGAGCCAACGGCGCTCGGGGTTGGTCATGGGCATGGTGTTATTACTCCTTTCTGCTGCCGGTGCTGCCGGCTGGCCTGCCGCCGGAGGCGGCGTCTGGGCAGCCTCAAGGCTGCGGATTTCTTCGGTCGTTGCGTCAATGCGGGTCTGCAGCTCTGCGATGGCCACGACGTTTGCGTTGCGCTGCTGCTCAAATTCGTCGATGGCGGCATCGACAGCGGCGCGATCCTCTTCGGTCTGCGCGGCAGCAATATCCGCCTCAAGCTCATGCTCGCGGGCCGCGAAGGCGTCGCGTTCGCTGACCAGTGTTTCCATCTGCGCCTGCATACTGCGCAGATCCTGCTGGCGTCTCAAGATTTTAAGTGCCATTGTTACCTCCAAGTTTCTTTCTTGCCGACGCGCGCCATGCTTCGCAGCGGCGCCGGTTGATTTCCTCCAGATCCTGCTTTCTGGCCGATACGCTCGTTTCGGTGTACGCCGGGAATGTGCAGACACTCACCTCATACAGCGGGTCGACCTCCTCGATTTCCCAGCGATACTTGCCGCCGCCGAGATCGACAAAGGTCTCGCGCTTGATTTCAAAGCCAAAGCTGCACTGATCGACGTCGCCGCGCTGGACCCGTGCGTACAGATCCATTGCCGAGCTGTCCTGCCGGTTGATCTTGACGGATCCCCACAGGCCGCGGGTATCCTGCCGCAGTGTCAGCGTGCCGGACTTCGTGCGGCCGAGCACAAGCGTAGTATCGTGGTTGATAAGGGCGCGAACATCACCGGAAACGCTGGTGTCAAAAGCGCCGGGCTTGACGATCTCGCTTGCGCCCTCCCAGAGCGGATACTCCGAGTTAAAGACGGCAAAATAGCCTTCGATATAAAGATCGTCAGCTGCTTCGCGGGTGGTAAACTGCTGCGAGCAGCTGCGGATCTGGCGCGCAGTGCGCTCATTCGCCATTGCCTTCGCCTCCTTGCTCCAATTTTTTCTGATTGCCAATCATATTGGCCGGGATGTAGTTCTCAAGGATAACGCGCTCATCCAGCCCGTCTACCGGGGATAGATCCAGCCAGTCGCGGCTTTCGTTGCCGCTCATAATGCCCTTGACGTACAGGCCGGTGGAAACATCGGCCAGATCCTTGAGCGTGTAGCTGTACAGTCGGCGGACGGACATCTTAAAATACCAGTCCGGAGACAGCAGCAGCTTGCGCGTCAGCTCCGAGCAGATAATGTTCGCGATGGACGTCGCCGTTGTCCGGATCATGTGGTTGTGGTCGGCGTCGGAGTAGTTGCCGACGCCCAGCATATACGGCGTCACACCGACGATTGCTGCGACCTCCCGTTTGTCCAGTTCGACGCCGTCCTTGAGCGCAAGATCCGAAAGGCTCAGCGGTTTTACCTGCTGGATATCCATAAGTTCCGCCGGAATGATCCACGGCGCGCCGGCCTCGGAGTTTTGCAGATACTCGGACATCAGCCGCTTGCGGCCCGCTTCGTCCGAAAATTCGTCGGAAAGGCCGTCGACCTTGACGATGACGGACGGCTTCCATTTGTCGGACATAAAGCCTTTTTTCGTGGCGGACGCTTGCCGGAGGTTGCCGGTCACGTCCCGCAGGCTTGCCCGGAGGCCAAGCCCAAGCCACGGCTGATCCGGGTCGGGCCTGTACTTAAAGTGCAGCACATCAGCAGGGTCGTACACCTTTCCGCGCCACGTCACAAAGTAGGTCAGGCCGCCGTCCGCGCTGGCCACTGTCGCGCCCGGCATCGGGGTCAGGTCGACCAGTAGGCCGCCCTGCGTCTGCGGCAGGACGAACGCGCTGCCGCACGGGGAAAGAAGCATTGTTTCAACGATCCATTCAACCCAGTCCTTTCGGCCGCCGCACCGCCATGGATGAATATCGACGAACCGGCTGAGTTCATTGCGGACGCGAATGTCGCCGTTCTCTGCGTTGCGGAACAGCTGAATCGTCGCGTTGCTGACGATATCCGCCAGCCCTCCGACCGCTGCCAGAACATCAGGGCTGTCAACCAGCCGCCGGTACCCTGTCACAGCCAGCGTGTCAGAATTGGACACCAGCCACTGCAGGCAGGACTGGTCGATTGCAGCGCTGCGGCGCTGCGGTTTCACTTTCAATCGGCATCAGCCTCCGTTTCATGCTGGGCACTGCTGTACCAGCCAGCGCCCTTGCTGCTCTCGCTCAGATCATTCAGATAGGCGCAGGCCGCGAAGACCGCGCAGTCAAACACGTCAATGCGCAAGTTCGGCTCGATTTTCTGGTACTGCACCATGTCGTCAGCTTTTTCAACACCGGCGACGTTCTGCACGCAATACTCCATCGGTTCAGCGTGCATATAGTAGAGTGTGCCTTGCTTCGCGGACTTTTCGAGATAGCGGAACCCCTCGGATTTGAGGATAAAGGTTTGCATTTGCGCCTTGACCGGGAAATGCTCCTTTTTCATCTCGACGAAATACTCGCGGCAGAATTTCGGATCGTGTCCGATGCGGCGAAGCCTGAAGCCTTCGGCGCGGCGCTTCTTGAACCAGCGGACAATGTCACTGTAATTCGTGACTTTGTCGTTGGTCATATCCAGCCAGCCATCGTCTTTCCAGCCAAACAGCGGGATTTGATCCTTGTTGGCCTTGATCTCCGCCGCTGGCCGCGGGAACCAGCAATGCGGGATGATGATATCGACGCCCTTGTAATGGCCGAACAGGCAGCAGGCTGTCAGGTCGTGCATCTTGGACAGATCCGCGCCGCCGTACCACTTGACCGGCAGACGCGCGAGCTGCGCCAGCGTCCAGTTGTATTTCGCGTCGGACTTGCGCCACTCGGCAATATCAAACCAGGCGCGCAGAGCCGTCGTGAAGACGTTGAGCGAGGTGTTCAAAAACTCAGGACGGAGCTGCGGATCCGCTTCGGCCTGCGCGGCGTCGTTAATCATCTCCTGCGGCCGGATGCTGTAGCCCCAGCCGGGGCTTGCTGCTTCCAGCGCCTTCGGGTCGAGAAGATCGACATCGCCGTTCTCATTGGTCGGGGCTTGTGCAATAAAGATAAAGATCCCATCCGCATACGGATCCTTGATTGTGCCATTGAGGATCTTTTTGCAGAATTCCACGCGCTGCGCCAGAAAGCCCAGCGCATTATCGCCGCCGGAAGAGATAATGATGCAGAGTTTGTTCGTGTAAGCCTTCATCGCGTCACGCAGCTTCTGAAACTGCTTCGGCGACTTATACACGTGCGCTTCGTCGCAGATGACGATGTTGGCATTAAAGGAGTCCTGTTTGTCCGGGTTCGCGGCCAGCGCGTTGATGGAGATAAATCCGTCGCCGATATCGCCGACAATGGAGTGCTCCATGTTGTTGTCCGTAATCCGCAGGCCGCGGCCCGCATCCTCCTTGACGGTCGCGCCGAGTCGCTCGACGTTGTACTTCAAGAAGTCGAAGCCTTCCATTGCCTGCTTGAGCGCGCCGCCAACCTCGTAAACCTTGGAGCCGGATCGGCGCTCATACAGTGCCAGCGCCCACGCCAGCGAGGCGGCAAACGTGGTTTTGACGTTTTTTCGCGGAATGAAATCAAGCGCCTCCTTGAACCTCCGTTCATTTGTTCCCTTGATGTAAAACCCCATGATGTTGAAACAAATGAATTTGTGATAGGGGAGCAGGTAAAATGGAGTTCCGCGCAGGGGTGTCGCGTCCAGAAATTCACCCTGTTGGTGGCAGAGCATCGTCTCGATGGTGGCAATGATCTCGCAGGCCGGCTCCGGGCGGAAGTCCCAGCGGCAGGACGCCAGGTCGTTGAGATAGCGTCGGCATGCCAGGACAATCCACTCGCAGGCAACAATCTCGCCGCTGAGCACTTTATCGACATAGGCGTCAACGTCGCGCTGATACTCTGCCGCATGTTCGACGGCGTAGTCATGCGCATCGGAAAGCAGCTGCTCGATCTTGGACTTGTCAGTGCTTGCAGTCTGCTTGCTGCGCGCCTTGTTCAGTCCGGTCGGCGTCAAGCCCAGCTGATTGCGCAGGCCCGTGACCGTCGCGCGGAGATTTTCAACGACCGTCCAGTTTGGATCCTTCGCCGTGTACTCGCCGCCGGTCTTGTTGGTCAGGGTTGCGACCATCAGGCCGCCCGCTTTCTTCCACGCCTTCTCCGCGCGGCTGAGCTCGCGCTCTGTCTTGGCCAACTGCTTGATTGTCGGCTCAAAAATCTGGTTGTAGGTGCCGACGGCCTGCATATCGGCGCGGATCATATCCTCTCTGGCCAACTCATCACCTCGGGTATTCTCCGGCCGGCTTCTCCAGGCGCGGCGATAAACCGCGCCCAGCGTTTCCACACGAGGGTCGGAGGAAAGAGGACAAACCTCCGCGCCCGGAGAAACCGGTCGGCCCAGGACGCGCGCCCGCGTCGTTTGCGCGCGCGTCCTGCTCGCGTATTTTCTTGTCGCTTACCCCCTACCGCTATTTTCTGTCCGTCGGAAAGAGTCCC